TCAGCAGGGCCTCCAGTTTTTGCTGGTGCAGATGTATCTTTCTTTATGCCTTTAGCAGTATCAATTTTTCCTGCCTGATTAGCATCTTTAGTAGGTGATGGGCCTCCGATTTCGCCTTCATTTTCTGTAGCTCCGTCTGAGTCCATAGTATCCATTTTGTCTGGTTTCCCAGCCGATTTCATAGGAGCATTTGCACCATTAGCTTCTTCAAGTTCACTAATGACTTCTGCTTCTAATTCCTCAATGGTTTTATCTAATTCATTAGCCATGGGGATATCTCCTTAATTAAATTTGTTAAACTTATTTATAAATTACAGTTTTTGTAGAAACCTTGCAAACTCTAAACTATCCGCCGCGGCGTTGTCAGTTCTGTGGTTTTCTTCAATATTGTTTTTTATCTCTGCAACATCGGCTTCTTTTATCAAACCATTGTTCCAAATCCACTCTCTACCCTCCATTATGCCCTCAACAAATGCGTTAGGAGCACTTGGGTCTGCAACAATATCAGCTGCAGTTGCAAGGTAAAAATCATTTCTCACATAGTTAGCACCATTCTTCTGGTCTAAACTCCCCATACCTCTTGATGATACACCCAATTTAGCACCATCATCCATTAAATTTTTTACTATCTCACCCATAGGTGTTCCAAGTATTTTTGCTTCTCCGATAAAGTTTTTTCCGTCTGGATATAGAGCAGTAATCATATGTGATGCTCTTTCCAGATTCACAGTTGGGCCATCTGGATGACCTAACTCTCCGAAAGCTCTTTTCTCGTTGATATAATCTTTGTTATATCTTTTTACTTCTTTATTAAGTATTTCCATAGGATATATTCTACCATTACGATTTTTAATATCGGCCTGCATAAATATACCTTTAATTTTATAATCTTTTTTACCAGTTTTTTCATCTTGTTCAATTAAATAATCTGTATCATGGTCTATATGTTCTGATATTAATTTTAATGTGTATGCCATATTTTTTCCTTAAAATGGATTGATGTGTGCAACTTCTTCTACACGAATTACTGCATCACTACCATTGGTTTCATTTATTGCAGATAAAGTAAAGTTTGTTTCTGCTCTATCATATTCTATTCCACCAAGGCCTGTATGGTCTACTCCACTTTCTAGTGTTATTCTACCACCAGCATCTGTACCAGAACTATCTGTTCCGTTTAACTGCATTTCGCCTGGGCCGTTTTGTGGTTTTGTATCTGGAGTTATAAGTGTGGAAGAATTTGCTTTTAATATAATACCATTTGTTGCAGTTGCAGCTGTTCCACCCTCTGTCACTTTTACAGCGACATCATTTCCACCTACTTCTGTAACTCTCAAAGCACTATTCGGACTAATCACACCAACAGTTAATGAGTGAGCCGCATCATCTCCAAGTGAATTAATTATTCCTATATGTCTTATTACTCTAAATGCCATCATTCACTCCTAAATTGTTAACATTTCTTTTTCAAAATATCCCATAAGTTCTCTATCGGATACTCTGTATTTTTTAGCTACTTGTTTTATAGTTTTCTCAAAAGTATTTAGGAAATCTTGAGGTTTAGAGTCCATTTTTTTAAAAATATCATCCACAGCGTCTTTCATCTTAGGAGATAACTTCTTATACTCCTTAGATTTTTTATGTTCATCTTTCTCTGGGAGAGATGTATAAAATGAATTAAACTGTTTCATCTTCCTCTACTTCTGGAATGTGGTTTTTTATAAAACTCTGCGCCACTTCTTTTCTTTTTGTTTCTAACGATTGTGCAACTCTATCTGTCATTGCACTTTTAAATGCATCTTCAGCACCCAAGTTATTACCTTTTTGTAATTCATTTACGAAATTTTCTGCACTCATTCTTCTTCTCCATTTCCTACTTGTTTAGGTTTACCATTACCATTTTTTGGTTGGTCGCCTGGCGGTAACTCACCTCTAAGTTTTGCTAAATCATCAGCATCTATCGGAGCTCCGTCTACACTTGGTATTCTTGTAATACCATCTGTTCCGTCTGGAACATCAATACCACCCTCATCTGGGTCAAGTCCAGCCTCTTTGTTAATTTGTTTTTGCATATCCTCGATTTCAGCCTGTGTAAAGTTAAGAACATTTTTCTGCACCCACTCTTTACTGAAGAAAGTACCAATATAACTTTCAATATTACCCAAAGCATTAATTCTATCTTCAAGTAGTTCTGCCTTCTTGAGTTCTGCAAAGTGTCCATCTTGTAAAAAGTCATACTGAATATGTTGTGATATTTTTGACCAATCCTCTAAAGTTATAACACCTTTAAGAATAAGTTGTGTTTTTAACATATCAGTAAATAGAGGTGTAAATCTTTTACGCAGTCTTTGTACAAACTTTGTAAATTTTAATTCATCTCTTGTAATCTCTGTAGAACGACCAAGACTAAAACCAGCTTCTGCTTCTAATCTAGAGATTGGAACATTCAAAGAACGATATAGTTTTTTCTTAAAATATTCTATATCATCAATCTCACCAAGATTAGAACCGCCGGGCAATGTAGTAATCTCTGTTCCTCTACCACCCTCTCGTCTAGGTAACCAGAAATCTTCTAACATTGACATATGATTTCTATCATCTCTGATTTCACCAGTAGATGCATCATAGACCAGTTTGTTACGATAACGATTCATTACGTCTTTTAGATATTGTTCTGCTTTAATCTTTGGTAGATTACCAACATCAATATAAAAGATACGTCTTTCTGGAGCTCTTGATATTCTGTAAATAACTAACGCATCTTCAATCATGCGTAGTTGATTTACTGGTTTGATTGCTTTATGTAAGTAAGATAATACATGACCTCTGTTCTGGTCAATTAATCCACTAGGACAATAAGTAATAGAGTCTGGAGATATCTTAATACCCTCATTAGTTCCACTATGTAAACCTTTATCATTGTAAAGAAAATACTCTCTTACACTATCAACAAGTTCTATACTTGAACCAAGTTTATTTTTCTTTTTTATTTCTTTTACTTTACGAATTTTCTTAGGGTCAATATATCTAAGTTCTGTAATACCTTTTCTTGGATTTTTCTGGTCAATAACTTTATGATAATACATTCTTCCATCAACGTACCAACGTCTGAATATGTCATGTCCTTTTTGGTCAAAGTTTAAAAGTTCTAAAACTTTATCAAACTCTTCTCTAATTCTATCTTTAATTCTTTTGGGAAGTATAAGTCTGTCAAGTTCTATCGCTACAGCTTGGTCTTTTTCATTTGACACAATGCCTTCATTTATGATATCCTCAATTGCAGAGTCACATTCTGGTTGTTGTGCAATATCACGATACCTACGAACTAAAT